GAAGCTGGCAGTGCTGGATCTTTCTTTCAACATGGGATATGCCAGATTAAGCAAATTTATTAAAACAAAAGATTTTATCCTTGCCAAAGATTATAAAGCTGCAGCAAAAGAATTGCAAAACAGCAAATGGGCAACCCAGGTGGGCAAGCGTGTGAAGAGTGTAATTAATCTTTTTTTGACTTCTTAATCTTCTTTTTTGGTAATTTAATTTTTACTGTGCTCATTTTACTTGGAAATGTGTTCTGTATATCACCAGATGTCATTCCCATGTCTGGTCCTGAATTTACAGCTGTCTGAGTGCCAGGAAATACATTAAAATCTTCCAGTAAAGACTTAACTAGTTTTTCGTATTTCATCCTGTAGATTATTCACTTTGGTTTGCAGTGCCTTGATAGACTCCACAAGCAATGGTATGACAGATTCATAATTTACACCCATATAGCCATCTGCTCTGTGTTCAACAGACAGAGGCAGCACTCGCTCCACATCTTGTGCAATGAGCCCATAATTTTTCTTGCCTTTTAAATGTGCAGGAGAATTGGAGTTGAATGTGAATTCGTATCCAACAAGACTGCCGATTTTATCCAGAGGGTCTTGCAATACATTCAAATCTTCTTTTAATCTGAGATCTGAGGAAGTATAGAATGCTACAACATCTCCTGTCACAGTGAGTGTGCCACCGACACTGCTGTTTGCAGTGGTACTTATGCCTCCTGTCACATTAATGTTGCCAGTGATTGAGTTTGTGGATGTGCTATTCACCTCAAGGTTGCCCTCCACGCGTGCAGGTGCTTTTATGGTGACCATGTTGTCCGCTAAAATTGTTGACACAACCAGATTTGTGTTGACTCGAAGCACTCCTGCATTTGCAGCACCAATGAGATTTGTTGTACCATTGTTCACAAGAGCACCAGTGTTCATGGTTGTGTTGCCATTGATGGTAATTGCTTTTGTAGTTGTAGTGCCATTTATACTGAAATCACTGTGAGCAGAAGTAGCAGAAACAAAAGTAAGTCTTCTGATCGGGTCAGGAGTAATTCTAAAATAGGTTAAATCCAGAGAAACAGAATTGCCATTAATATCTACACCATTGTCACTGTTCAAGCCACCACCCACCACTGTGGAGAATGGAATGGATGTTAAAGTTGATAGTGATGTCCTACCTACCAAATGATTCTCATATACAAAGATGTCATTCAATGCTGCATCAGTACTCTGGCTATTACCCTTCACAGTGAAAGCAGGGGGGTTGGAAAAATGATAATTTTGCACCCCGCCTGTCTTGATGCGGATGGGCTGATTGAATGCTGTTTTTTCTAGTGATACACCATCAACCACATCAAAAAACAGCTGTTCCTTTCTTACACCACCACTCTTTATTGTCAATACTGAGTTGTTGATCAATTGGAATTGATCTGTGTTGATGACAACCACAGAATCATACTTTGCCAGATTGGTGGATAGAGGAGGAAAAGCTGTCACAGCAGAAAGTGAATATATGTTTCTTGTGGCTTTGTCATACAAAAAGTCACCAACTGATGCACCCTGTGCATTGAACAGTGCAATAGCTTCACTAGTGAACCCGTTTGTCGATGATCCAAATAATGCACTGACTATGCCCAAGTTTCTGCTGCCCACTACAGTGCCGCCTTTAGTAGTCCCGTCACCAATAAACAATCTCCTTGTATCTGTGCAGTATGCAGGCTCACCAGAACTGAATATGATACCACCAGAATTAGCTGTTCTTCTTTGAACATCTGTTCCTTGTCGGACTAAGATTTTTGATACTATGTCGGCCATATTTTATATATTTATTAAAATTAGTGATTTAACAACAATAAGTACTTATTGTGAACAAGTTATATTCTGCAGTACTTGCAGGTAAAAATACAATAAATGTATTTGATGTCATGAAGGGCATCAAGACCTACAGTCTCAATCTGGGCACTGCAGAGATCATCAATGGCCCCATAGTTACACAAGACAGAATGACAATTGTCACCAAGGAAGCCAATGGCAATGTGAGAGGCAAAGTGTACAGCCTGCCCAAAGGCATATTGTCTTACTCATTTCAAATCAAGTAATATGAAGAAAAACAGCCCCATATTAAATGTAAAAAAGCTTCAGGATGAGGTAAAAGAGGTTTACAAGGTTGTTTTTCAGGGCAACGGCAAACCAGCAATTACAACACAATTATCAGAGCTCACTGGCAAACTTAAAGCGCACTCAGAACATGTGGAAACATGCTTGCAGCATGTGGATGAGAAGATCGATGGATTGGAGAGAGAGATAGAGCTCAAGTTTAAAAATATTACAGATGTGGTAACAGAAAAATTCAACAGCATTACAGTGCAAATAACAAGTGAATTTGGTCGCAAAAGATCAGAGTCAACTAACATGTGGAATTTTAGAATTGCTCTGACCACAGCAGTACTTGCTTCCATAACATCGTTTTTGGTGGTTCTAATCACAGATTTTTTGAAGCGAGTTCATTAATAGTGTTGATCTACAAATATTTGTTCATATAATACGCCTATGGCATTATTAGATGTGAATCTCTGTGAGCAACCGCTCGATGTAGAAGAGTTCTCTTATCTCTCTGATACAGATTACCCCTTGTGCATGCTGGGATTTCAGATTAAAAATCTGTATGATCAAAAAAGACTGGTCATAAATAAAAACTTCAATCCAATTAGTGTCATTCATTTTGTTCCCAATGAGCCGTTGGAGCCTAAATTTTTTAAAGGCATAAGGATTGCATTTAAAAATAAATACTTACCCCTGTTGAAGCAATTGGATGACCTGGGCACAGACCATAGCATCAAGTTAACTAAGAATTTTTATGATAACCTTCTGACCAAATACAACCTGAAGTGTGATGATTGTTATGCTTTTTTAAACCGGGGCATCTATCCAATCAATGGTGAATATTTGAACAATTTGACTGATTCAAAAATAAACATGGATGATCTTTATTCAAAGGTTCTCAATACTGAAAGTGGCTTTCAATCGTATGGATATTTTTCTATTTATGTTTTGAGCAATAAAAATATACAAAATACAACAACAAAAAAATTTATTAAATCAGCACTAACTAACTACAGCAACGATAAAAACAAATAAATACTTTCTGTATGTTGCGTTATTGTACTAAGTAAAAATACTCATGAGTTCACAAACCTATGTCAAAAAAAGAGATGGTGTATTAGAAAAATTTAATATTGAAAAAATTAATAAGGTCATTCTGTGGGCCACAGAAGGCATATCTGGTGTTAGTTTATCTGAAGTGGAGATCAATGCCAAACTGAACATTGTTGAAAACATCTCCACATGTGACATTCATCAAGTATTAATTGAATCAGCTGCAAACTTAATTTCTCTTGAAAAGCCAAATTATCAATTTGTGGCTGGTCGACTTCTTAATTATCAGTTACGAAAAGATGTGTGGGGTGGCAAGCATGCACCAAGACTAATTGACGTGATCTATACTGGGCTAAGAAAAGAAATTTATGACAAGGCAATTTTAGAGAGATACACAAAAGATGAAATAAACAAGATTGGCGAATTTATTGATCATGACCGCGACTTTCTGTTTACATATGCTGGTATCAAGCAGCTGTGTGACAAGTATCTGGTTAAGAACCGGGTCACAGATGTAATTTATGAAACACCCCAGTTTGCTTATATTCTCATTGCTGCATATGCTTTTATAAATTACCCCAAAGAAACAAGACTGGAATATGTGCAAAGATTTTATAATGCCATATCCAGGCACAAGATTAACTTGCCCACCCCCATCATGGCAGGTGTGCGTACCAATTCGAAAAGTTATGCAAGCTGCTGCTTGATAGGTGTGGAGGACAACAAAGAATCAATCACAGCATCTGGCACAGCTGTCTCCATTGCCACTGCCAGTAGATGTGGAATTGGCATTGATGTCTCCAAGATAAGAGCCATTGGTGCACCAGTCAACAATGGTGAAGTTGTGCACACAGGTGTTATTCCGTTTTTAAAGATTTTTGAAGCCTCAGTCAAAGCATGGCAGCAGAATGGATTGAGGGGTGGTTCAGCCACTACTAACATTCAGTGGTGGCATTATGAGATAGAGGATATTGTTGTTCTCAAGAACAACGCAGGGACTGATGATAATAGAGTGAGAAAACTTGATTATACAGTGGGCATGTCCAAGATGTTTTATGACAGAGTATTGAAGGATGAACAGATCACTCTGTTCTCTCCTCATGAAGTGCCTGAACTATGGGAAGCTTGGGGCACACCCAAGTTTGACAAGGTGTATAGAGAGCATGAAGAGAGCAAAAAAATAAAGCTAAAGAAAAAAATATCAGCACGAAAATTGTTTGGATTGATAGTCAAAGAACGTGTTGAGACAGGTAGAATTTATATTCTTAATGTGGATACAGCAAATGAACATGGTGCATGGTCAGACAAGGTGACCATGAGCAACTTGTGCACAGAAGTTATTCACCCCACCATACCTCTCAATGATTATAATGATCCTGAAGCTGAAATAGGCATGTGCATCTTGTCTGCCATCAACATGCTGGAGATCAAAGATTGGAAGGATCTTGAGAAGACATGTGACTTGGTTGTTAGATTCTTGGAGGAAATTATTGATGTTCAAACGTATTTCAATAAAGCTGCAGCTAATTTTACCAAAAAACGCAGAAGCTTAGGAATAGGCATTACTAATTTCGCTGCATTTTTAGCCAGAAATGAAAAGAAATATTCTGACAAGTCAGCTTTATCTCTTGTTGATGAATGGATGGAACATTTTCAATACTATCTACTCAAATCCAGTTTGACTCTCTCCAAAGAAAAAGGTCGTTGCGAGAAGTTCAATAATACAAAATATGCTCAGGGCATATTGCCCATAGACACATACAAGAAAAAAGTTGATGACATTGTTAAAAGAAAGCTTTCCCTGGATTGGGAAGCATTGAGAAAAGAGATCAAAGAGCATGGATTGAGACATTCGACTCTGTCATGTGTTATGCCTTGTGAATCTAGTTCTGTCATTCAGTGCTCTACTAATGGCATTGAACCAGTCAGATCATTGATAACATACAAAGCCTCTAAGATGGGCAAGCTGCCTGTGTTGGTGCCAGGCATAGGCAAATTTGAATCTTACTACCAACTTGCTTTCTCTTTTGAGAATAACACAGATATCATCAACATAAATGCTGTCATCCAGAAGTACTTGGACATGGCAATTTCAACCAACATATATTACAATTATGCGCATTATGCCAATAACGTGTTGCCTGATAGCAAGGTCATGAAGGAGATCATGTATGCATACAGCATAGGGCTTATTTCCTTGTATTACAACAACACAGATGATGGTGACAGAGAGCAGTCCATGAACAAAGAATCAGATTGTGCAAGTGGAGCTTGCAAACTATAAGTATATAATAGATTGTCATGAAGAGTGTACTCAATTTAAGGAATGTAGATTATACCAAACAACCATTGTTTTTTGGTGAAGATCTCAATTTACAGCGTTACGACAAATTCAAGTACCCTGTATTCTTTGAACTGTTTAAAAAGCAGGAAGAGTTCTTCTGGTGGCCTCATGAAATAAGTCTGCAAAAGGATCGTGGTGATTATAAGGAATTAACAAAAGAGGAGCGTTTTGTTTTTGATACTAATCTAAAATTTCAAACTTTGGGAGACAGCATGCTGTCCAGATCAATCCATTCTCTAAAAGATCATGTATCAAACCCTG